AGGTATTGCCAATCTTGTACATCATTATGCAAAGGTACATCTTCAGGGAACCAATGCATTTGATTTTGTTGTACATAATAATCAAACATCCACGGATGATCGAATGGTTTATAATAATCTCTAGTCCCTGTTAGGCTCAACTTACTACTCCTTAAACGCCATAATCAGCTTTATAATTTACGACTGTCTCTAGTTTTTCTTGTGCATTAGCCAAGGCAGCTACTAAATCATCTATATCTTTCATAATATCAGGATGGTCAGCTACTCCTACACTATTGTTTAAATAGTTATGTAAGTTAGCCTGTATGATTTCAATTTCTGCTTCATATTTTTTCTTCAACACATTTAAGTACATACTCATTCTAAAGTCTCCTCATATTTTTCATGTAACCAATCATTATATTTTTCACAGTAGATAGGGAAAGACATACGCTCTGATAAAACTGTGTTGTTTTCATCACAAAAATCTAACCACATTCTAACGCAAAAACTGTGAAACTTACTACTCACCTTCCTCAACCATCGAGGCTTTTATATCGTAAGCCGTTAACTTATCAAAAGATAATCTCCAATCTAAAGAATTTCTCATGAACTCATCGTAAGATACAAACTGTTTTGTTTCACTTATATAATATTGAGCATCTTCAAAGCTCATATCAAACCTCCTAATTTATTATTTATTTCCCAAAGAAGATAAACAACAAAACCTAAACCTATTGCTAGTATTGTATGATACCACACCCATCTAACTTTATAGATTCTTAATTCAAGTCTTCGTTCATCTTCAACCATTTCATAATACTCCAACATATCTTTTAATTTAGATTCAAATACTTTATCCTTCATGCTAAATAACACTCACATAACATCCTAGTTCCTATCTGTTCACATACTTCTATTTGTTTTTTTGGAACACATTGAACATTTTCAGGTGACATGTAATCCCATCTTGAAGGGCCTTGAGAAGTAGAGCAAGAAGACACAAACAATACAGCTAGTATTAAACTAACCTTCACAACTTAAACACTCCATATCTTCTAAATTTATCTTAGGTATTTTAATATTGACATTCTCTGCTGCTCTAGCTGCATCAGATCTTAGATAATATAAAGACTTTAATTTATTAGCACCAGCCCAATGAACAGAATTAACGTACTCCAGATAAGAGTCATGAACGTCTTGGGGTTCTGTAGCCTTTGGAAAAGTGAAGAATAAGTTAATGCTTTGGCTTTGGCAGATGTAGGGTTGTCTTTGGTGTGCATGTTCAACGATCCATAGTTGGTTAAGTTCAGGTGCTGTTTTAAATATCTCTTTCTCTTCTTCAGATAGTTGATCAAGATGTTGAACAGAGCCTTCATGAGCCGCAATATCTTTCCATGTCGCTTCATTGTTTATTCCTTTCTTTTTGAGAAGGGCCTCCAAGTATTTGTTCTTAACTTTGTACGAACCTGTGAGAGTTTTGTGAGTAAATATGTTGGCCCTTTGAGGCTCCACACTAGGACTAGTTCCACCGCATATAATAGAACTGCTAGCATTAGGAGCGATAGCAAGGAGATGACTATTCCTCCTACCACTCCCAACCATATCAGGAGCTTCCCCACGTTCTTCAGCCAAGCGATTACTAGCTCCAATGCTTCTTTCTTTGATGAAGGAGAATGCTCTATGATTGAAACTTGTGGCGTACATACTCTCAAAGAGAAGTCCATTGCGTTGTAAGTAAGAGCAAAAGCCCATCGCCCCAAGGCCAATTGCGCGTTCTCGATATGCTGAATAAGCGGCCTTTGTAAAACCTTTGTGATCTTCTCTAACATAATTTTTAAACCTCTCGTAGTTTGCAGTATATTTTCCTAGACCTTTTGTATCTACTACATACTCTATAAAATGTTCTAGGACATTATCTAACATAGTGATCATGTCATCTATGAATGTATCTGACTGTTTCCAATCATCAAAATATTCTAAATTAACTGAGCTTAGGCAGCACACAGCGGTGCGTTCTTCATCAGTTGGTAGCGTTATCTCTGAGCAAAGGTTGCTTTGTGTAACCTTCAGTCCAATATCTTTTTGTTCTTGAGGTAGTGCCTCGTTACATCGATCAAGATTCACAATATAAGGTTCACCTGTTTCTGCTCTGGTGTGTATGATCTGCCACCAGATATCTCTAGCAGGTATAATCTTAACTGCTTCATTTGATTTAGGATCTATTAATCTCCACTCTGCATTATCTTGAACGGCTTTTAAAAACTTATCATTAACAGTTACAGCGTTGTGTAAATTCAAACACTTACGATTTAAATCCCCTCCTGTTGTCTTACGCATGTTAATAAATTCTTCTATTTCAGGATGAGATACATCCATGTAAGCAGCGTATGATCCTCTTCTTGTTACGCCTTGATTAAAGGCAAGCATCTGACTGTCTACGACATGCATGAAAGGGATAGAACCAGTAGACTTGCTGCCACTAGAAGTGCTAACCCCATTGCTGCGAACACTAGACCAGCACCCGCCGATACCTCCACCTCCAGATGCCAACCATATGTTTTCATCATAATGATCAGATAAGCCAAGCCTTGAATCAGGAACTGAATTAAGAAAACAGCTAATAGGGAGGCCACGGCTAGTTCCAGCGTTACTAAGTATAGGAGTACTAAAACCAAACCAATGATCACTTGCGTAGTTATAAAGTCTTTGTGCAAGATCGAAATCAGTAGTCCCTTTATAAGTAGCGCAATATGTAGCGGCCCTTGCAAAAGCTTCTTGAGCATATTCTTCATCTCCCCAAAAGTATCTATCTTTTAAAGTGTCTAAAGAAAAATTATCTAAATTTTTTTCTTTGTCATAATCAATTTCTATTCCTAAATAAAACTGTTTACCTTCTTTTTTCATAGTGTTTGTAACCATCTTCTTCTTCCCTCTTTCTTCGTTGTTTGTCTTTTGCTTTAGAGCGTTTATCAAATCTTTCTTTACGTTCAGCCTTTCGATCCCAAGACATTGTTGTTCTCCTCTATAAATGTTAAGAGTCTTTGTTCATACCAGTTAGCCTTTTGCAAATCTTCAACTGGCTTACCTTTGTATCTAAATCTCCAGCGATACTTGAGGCTGTTGCCTCTCAAATATCCTATGTATTCTTCTGGTGATAACATAGCTTCAATAGCATCAATACATTCTACTGCTCCTGAATTGTAATGACTAGGATTGTTTACGTTATCTTTGATTTGATTAGAAACATTTTTAATATAATCAGTCTGATGATTGTAAGGTTTATCAGTTTCAAATATATCTGTTTCCATCTTTGTATCTAGCGCATCAATACTTTCTTGGTCTGTCTTACCTTCTTTATTATAATTGTTAGGATCTTTCATAGCGTTAATCCTTTTACGATTGTAAGCATCCCATTCCTGTGGTGACACATTATCTATACTCATTCAAGTTCTCCAGTTTAAAACTCTTGCCATTCTAAAGGAAATGATTCAGCACTGAACCATCTAAAGTTGTGTGACTCTGCCCACTCTGCGTGTGATCTTTTCGTACCGTCCTTTCTTCTTTTAGATCCCGGCATTGGAGCAGATGGATTAAGGAAAAGAAAAACTAGCTCGACATTTTCAGGCAACATCTTAGCAGCCCAAACATATTTATTATGTTCTTGAAAATCCCAGAACCTACCCTTAGCTTCTACGATAATTAATTTATCTTCTACTTGTTTAAAGAAGTCAGGGTGATAAGTATGTTCGATGATGTAAGGGTATTGTTTACCATGATGTTCCCATCCTTTAAGGACAGTTTCATGTAGTTCTTTTTCCCATTTAGAATCGTAACCTTCTGGTTTATCTTTTTCTATAGGACGTTTGACTCTAGGTTTTCTAGCTGCCATTAAAACACATGCCTATTAGAAGCATCTTGCTGTTGTTCCATAGCAGCAAACTCTAGATCCTGTAAGGTTACTGACTCTATGTCTATATCAGGATTATGTTTGTACATTTTCTTTAACTCCTTTCGTATCCATCTAGGAGTAAAAGGAACACAACGTACACCGTAGCTAAGCGTAGTGTGAATGTCTCGATCAGGCATGAACTTCATTATGTTCTTAGTGTTTACCTGTTTCATTTCTTCATCACTAACTAATGTAGCTAACCATTCTACCAGAAGTTGCTCTGTTTGTCTACTTATTTTTTTAAATGCTTGTGTTCTACTCATACTGATCTTAACGATACCTCCTCTACTTTTGGTTCAGCTACTACTCTTGTGAAGTATTTCAAACCATTAGAATATTTGAATACTCTCAAGCCTTGACCATTGTTAGCATCTGACCAGCACTTGTTTTTATGAGCGCAATAGACACAACCAACAGCTAGTTTCAGGTTCCCTTTGACTCCTTCTGCTATAGGAACATAGCATCTATCAGGGGGAGTGTCTGTCTCTAGGTGTTCTTTGATTTGCTTGATCCTAGACTTAACATTAGGCTTTTCTAGATCTCCGGGCCTGAACAATGATAGTTCTCCTGACTCTTTATTTAAAGCAAGAAACCCTCCATTGTTTGTACCTTCTGCTTCTTCGTACCCAGCAAGCTGAGACATGTAACCAAATGGATCATCTTGTGGTAGCGTGCCTTCTTTGAATTTCTTAAAGGCAAATCCTGATGTAGTTTTAATATCAACTACCTCACCATCTATAACGCAATCCATATGACCTACGATACCATCAACCTCTACTTCTTTTTGTTCACCAGTAACCTCATGACCTGCTAGTTTAGCCAGTAGTAAAACTACTTCCTCTAGCATGTGTCCATAAAGAAACTTAATGAATACTTGTGGATGAGATCTGTTGAAGACAGGTAGATCTTCTTTTACATCATACCACAATTGCCTCATAGGACGGCCTATGTTGCTCATACGCAGCCCTTTAGCTTCCTTGTAGGGGGTAGACCAGTGCCTTAGAACGTCCTTCATACGCTCTCCAAAGTCCTCTATGGCCTCGTCTGATATGTCTAAGTCTTTTTGTTCACAAAGACAAGACAGGGTTTCGTATATGTCTTCTACTAAAGTGTCTAATGTTTTCATTTTTTATGATCCACAAATCTGCATTTTCTAGTATCGGAATTGTAGTGCAAGTACTGCACACCTAATTTCTTTTGAGTCATTGTCTTAGCAGATAGCCTCCCATCTTTATAAGACTTAACATCAATTAAAATAATTTCACCGTTAGGTTTCATGGCAACAATATCTACAGGCCCTGTGCAACCTGAGTTCTTAAAGACATGATAGCCCTTATCCCATAACCAAGTTATTGCATAGTGTTCTGCCATGTCTCCAACTCTGTTAGGCTCATGTTTAGGTTTCATACTAGCTCCTCTATAGGTTTTAAATTAGATATACTTAAATTAAAACAATCTGTTTTAACTGTCCAGTTATTAGAAGGATCTATGTCTCCTCTTTTTAAAAAGGTTGCCTTATTAAAATAATCTTCTTTAGTAAGGAATCCTAGAATCCATCCTTTAGACATATCTTTTAATACTCTAGTGAAAATATACACATCACATTTTTGCTTTGTATTTAGATTAGCTATAGAACACTCGTAATGAGGTTTAGGTTCAGAGGATACCTTTTTTGTTTTGACATCTATCTTAATATTTTTATACACCATATCATAATCATACGTGTTAGACAAGTCAGTGCCTAAAAAATTAGCTGTTATTAATTCTCCCAAAAATCCATAGACATTTCCTCTTCCTTTTGTTATAGAATTATTTAATGTTCCTAAATTAGAAGATAAAGATTTAGCTCTACACACATCTTCATGTTTTATGTTAATGAGTTTCTGACCAGTTTCGTCCAACATTATATTCTCCATCAAGAGGACATTTTAATTTAAACAAAGCACCTGCATCTATGATAGCCTGTACTCCACGCTTTCCTACTTCTTCAGCCTGATCTTCTCG